CCGTGAGCCGTGAGGCCTTCGCCATGGCGTACATGCGTTGCTGACGACGCGGTGTCGCAAGACTGGTATTCGAGAGGCGCACGGCCTGCCAAGCGGTTCGAACGGTCTTCAACACTGTTGACAATCCAAAATCAAACACGGGTGAGCCTCACGCCGATGCGCCGGGTGTTGATGCCGGTCGTTTCAAACTTGTCCTTCTGCACTTCTTGCGCATAGTCGGCCTTGCACTGGTTCACGAACAGGATCAGGTCTTTCAAGTTGTGCTGCGTATAGGTTCGGCCATTGAGCATCACGGTCTGCCCGAGCTTCACGGATTTCCATGCGGCCATCGCGTTATCGAGCGCCTGTTTGGCGTCACTGCGGAGGTCGATGCTGTAGTCGATGGCGGCGAGATTGGGCGAGAGCGTGAGCTGCCCTTTGCCGATGTGATGGCGTTCGCCGGCCAAGGTGACGTAGCTGGACCAAATCCAGATGCCTGCGGTCATGAGGGCGGATTGCGCGGCGGTGATGGTCGCGGAGAAATTATCGCCTGAGGTGGATGCGGTGATGTTCAGCGCTCCAGCCCCTTGCTGAAGGCGAAAGGCATAGGTCAAGGCCCAGCCTGCACTGGCGGGATAGTCGCTGAGTGATTTTGTCCAGGAGATGGTATCCCCGGCCACTGCTGAAATGGGTTCCTGTGATGGGATTGAGGCGCTCACATGATCCCCTCACGGAAGTGCCGATATATCAATATCGAGTCGGAAGCGCACGCATGGACGCATGCAATACGACACTCAGGCTAGAATAGAAATTGGCAAACTGTGAAATGGTTGGCGAACTGTGAAACGATTTTCGAGGCGAGATTTAGGTATTGGAATGTCCGCGCACCCAGCCTGAAGCCAGTTTGCGGACATCCGATGTGGGTATCCTCCACTGTTTTACGATCTTAAAAGCATTGGGGAAAACGACCCCCTCTTCAAGTAGGGCATAGACCCTATTTCGATGTACATTCATACATCCAGCCAACTCTCTCACGGACATATTTTCACCCCTCAACATAGCTTGTATATTCACCGGCAAGCCTTTCTCCGCGTGTCGTTACGGCGTTATAGGGTGGCTGGTATTTTACTATGAAATGCTGCTCCAAATCATTTAATTTCTGGTGCGAGCACCGATGAATTCGCACGCTATATATTCCTGGAATGGTGCGAATATGGCTGCCTATCCTTCCAAATACTGACACGCTTTGCCCTACATACAGAACCTCATGCTCTTGGTTCAAAAGGAAGTAGATGCACGGAGATATGTGGTATTGCTTGATTGGCATTGAATGCGCGGCGTCGGATTTATCCATGGGCCTCGGGGGCCTGACTTCTTCCCGCGTCAACCTTTTCATTCTGGAAGAATCCTTCAACGCTTGAACATCTTCGAGTGGTATTTTCCACCCATGCTTTGTTTTGGTGGCATTCGGAAATATCGTGCCATTTTCAAGCCACGCATAGACCGTATTGTCATGGACCTTAAAATGCTTAGCGACATCGCCGACGAACAGATAAATGCGTTGACTCTTCTCTTCATATTCACGCAGACGCGCTGCCAGTTCAGCTGGGTCCACGCCTCTGACTTTGAATAAAGGACGCTTGCTTCTCATGCCAGGGTCAGCCCTCCTTGGCGAGCAATTCAATTTGCTGATTGACGAGTGCGACGATGCTTCCAACATGCAGATTCTGCACGCGCTGCAAATAGACCTGTTCGCCTATCGCGCCACCGCTGTCTTGAAAGTGCAGCAGCTTGATGGATACCTCGAAGACTGGATCTGGCATGAGTCGCACCAACTTGCCCGGTTCCATGTTGAGATCGTTCGGATTCATCGTCAGTTCTTCCTCTCAACGGTCCTGACGAACTCGACCGTGGCGTTCAGGTCCATGTGAAATGGCAATGGCGGATTGGGAAACTGAAATATCGGGCCGGGGCATTCATAGAGGATGGCGCCGCCCTGCCGAATGCGGATGCGATGAGGGCCAGCAATCCCTTCGCTCGGATAGTGGATAAACTGATCCATGCGAGGGTTGAAGGCATACTGATAAATCAGTTCCTCCATCATCGCGTCTCCTCACTCGGCGGCTCCAGCTTGCTAAACGCCATTGGCTGAAATTCCTTGATGAAGTCAGACAGCAATGGGCTGTAATCGGTGCCTAACGTGAAGACTCGAAGCCGTGCGCCATCCTGATAGATTTGTATCACCAGACAATCGGTTGCCTTCTTGAAGATCGCCCAGTAGACACCTGGCCGATTGGGCCGCTGGAGTGTTTTCATCGCGTGTCCTCACTTGGTGGATGCAAGGGACCGGCCCAGCTCGCATCGCGAAACGAGTCTGTCGTTAACATGAAATCATTGATCACGCCAATGCGACTCACCGAATATCCGTCTTTGCCGACTTCGACGATTTCGATAACATGCATAGGCGTGATTAGGCCCATTGTGTGTTGCAGCCAGTACCACCCTGCTCGCGTGGGCTTGGCATAGGCCCAGATCAACTCATTCGTATGCTTGAGCAGTAACTTTACAAATCCTTTTTCAGTTCGCTGGACCTTGCATGTCGTACAGAGAAATACCCATCCGTCATGGCTGTCAGATGTCGTAATATCCACCCAGTCATGCTCGCATTCATTGCTCGGTTCACTCATCGCGTATCCCTTTCCTCGTCCCGCCTTAACTGCTCATCAAGTTGGACCAGCGGATGCAGGGGTGATGGTTCACGGTAGTGCGTACGCAATTTGATGATGAGTTCACGATCAGACCCTGGCAGTGGATCGGTGAAATGGACTTCAATACACCGCCTATTCTCATTCCATCGTGCGTGCATATACTCCGCACCAATCGGTAGCCCATCGACCACTTCAAAAGTGCGCGTGATATTGCCTGTACGAAATGCCTGCTCAATCAATGACGGTGACACAGACACGATAATCATCGCGTCTCCCGTTCCATCGCTCTTGCATCCCAGGTGATGGTGGAGTCGTCGTCCTTCACGCAGCCCATCGCAAAGCCGAACGCCTTCCTGTCCATACACAGCTTGACCACCATGTCATGGCCATCGATGTTAATAGCCCCGCAGTGATAGCGAACATGCAGCGCTTGCCCGCTAGGATTGAGAAACGATGCATATTCGTCAGGAAGTTTCATCGATTCTCCCCCCATCGATCATCACACCGTTGGTCATGGCATGGGTAGCACCATGCTGTTGCAGGATTGTCCTCTTCGAGATCCATCTCTGCCGTCCATGGATCAGGGCATCGAGCAACTAATACGTGGTCATGGCCGCAATGCTCGCACGTCCCGAGGTACACGCCATGATCAGATTCGTTCCAATTGTCTTCGTCAAACATTTAGCCTCTCCAGGAATTATTTCGCTCCAATCTGCAGCATAGTGAGCCGATGCGCCTCTTGCTCCTTGAGTGCCTTGGTCAAGACGTTCAGCTTCTCATCCATCTCGCCGAGTAGTTCCCAAATATCAGACAAGTCTAAATCCTGAATATCAATGTCTTTCATGATCTATTTCCAGCCGTTTGCTGCTGTGATCTGCGGTGAGGCGATTGGATGGTGGTACAGGGTCGGCATTCTCATCGCTCGGCTGCTGTGATTTGATCGTGTCTGCTTTCTCTGCCTGCCTCCTGATGTCATCAACCAATCGATCAAGATTCGCATTCAAAACCATCAATGCGGCCAAGTTCAGCACGGTCAAATCCAGCGCCTCATTGCGTGGCCGGATCTTCACCCATTCGATCGAGGCCCACCCTTTCCGATAGGTCGTCACCCGTTTCTCCGCCGTGAGCTGCAAGAAATATTCATTGTCATAGGTGTTCGGAAAATGCAAACACCCTGGCCCGAAGTCCGTCTTTTTCAGCCGACTATAGACCGTTTCCTTCGCGGTATCAGTGCCGATCGGAAACAATTTCACTTTCCCGAAATTCGTCTTCGTCGGTCGGCCTACCAACGGCTTCCCGCGCTCGCTCATGCCCTTCGCGGCAAAGACGCGCCGAAACTGACGCGGCTTAATGAAGGCATAACACTCCTTGGTCCGGTAGCCCGTGTCGATCATGGTGCAGACAATCTTGAGTGAGATCCCGGACTCGTGCAGCCAGACCCCTTGCAGC